GCCTTGCATTCTCATATAGTATCGTCTCTGTCGTTAATGTTCCCAGGAAAACCATGGGACGAGATCGTCGATACCGCTGTGTATGGTGGTGGAAAGCGGAACGTGAAGGGAAGTGGTTTCAGAATGCCATGGGCGCATAAATACGTGAAGGGTGAATATCAGGGAGCGTACATACCCGTACTCAAATACACACACGAAAATGGTAAACTCGTCAACGTTTTTGAGCGGGAGCCGAATGTTGAGATTATGCATATGGCGACGCTCAGAACTGAGAACACTGAAGTCGTCGTCGTCGAAGGATCAAAACGGGATGAGGGTTCCTTTACACCGAGTGAGACGAAGAATATTTTTCAGAATGAAGCAGTGACTAGAGAGATTGAGATGTTTATTCAAAAAAATATGGATGGCCAGGGGCGTGCACTCGTCACGAAAATATTCAGTAATAAAAATTCATACCTCGTATCAACGACATCCAAGTATTGCGAAAATCTTCAGAGAGATCACGGGTCTAATCATATATGGTTTCGCATAGACGGACGTACTATCATACAAAGATGTTTCTGTACATGTGAAACGATGAAAGGGCGTAGATATGGGTTTTGCCGAGATTTCTATGGTCGAAAACATACGCTACCGGATAAGATATTCGAACAACTCTATCCAAATGGATATACACCACCCACATTTTCAACACCTCAAAACATGTGCATGCCATGCCCAGTAGAAAAAAAATCAGATCCGGTTGAAACTAGCACGTTGTTACAACTCTTCATAAACAAACACATGGTAAGGGATGCAGGGATTACCGTGAAAAGTATTTCTAAGAAGAGTAAAAATGTGCACTGGGTAAACACGGATTTGAAGTGTACCGTGTGTAACAAGTCGAATATTCAATTTAAAATCTCACGTGACAAGATTGTACAAACATGTGCATGTAATTCTCGTGAGCATAAACTGTCAGATAAAATAGTTAGACTATTATAGATGATGATCATTGTACTCATTGGAGTATTCGCGTATATTTTATCGAAGATTACACGGTTGGATACATCTTTAGACCGGGTAGATGCTGTGATCAAAGAAACACATAAATATTCGGGTATACATGAAGTCACGTATAATACATTCATGACGTTAATACAAATAGCGAAGGAATACAGGACAAGTGTTGAAATGTCTCAGGTGTATCTCGAAAAGGCTCTGAGGGTTCTAAATGACATACCCCTTTATCTGTCCACAATGGATGGTGAAGTAATGAATGATATAGGAGATATTTCGTACCGTTTAGGATATGAATTTGAACAACTATTGATCAGAGAAGCGCTTAATCAAGGGGTCAAGTTCATACCTAAATATATTTAAAAAGAATTCTCTTAAACTTGCTATATGAGTACGATAAGTGTGAAAACTCGTTCTGGGCGAGTATCTAAAGCACCCGTGCGCATGAAGCCAACAGAAGAAGCTTGTGATGATGATTTCGATGATGATGAATATGACACGGATTATGAAGTTTCTGATGACGATCTCTGTGAGACTGAGAGTGAAGATGAATGTGATGATAGTGATGAGGATGATAATGGAAATTTAAAGGGTTTCGTAGTAGATGACACTGATGAAGAAAGTGATGAGGAAAACGAAGCTTAAAAGATAGAAGTAATACTATGTATATGGAAACAGAACTTGGAAATCCTATTGAATACAATTCGCAAGTACTGGATAAAGAACCTGAACGAGATGACAGTGAACCCATACAAAATCATTTACAGCAGCCGGATGAAGATCAATCGTATTATTTTCAACCCCCTCTCCATCCGCAATATATACCACCCCCTCCGCACATGAACGAACCGTTCAAACCCAATGACATACTAGCGTCTCTCGATAAAGTCGCGTATATCGTGATATTCGTAGCATTCATATTAGGTTTCTTTATGGGAAAAACTATGCAACCAGTTATCCTTCGCCATGGGTGAAAATGGAGCATAATCATTAACAGGATCTTTAGAATCGACTATCGTTCTACTGGTAATTACTGGACGGACAACCCCTTCATTAATTATTTCAGATGCCAAATTCTCTTTATCATGTATCTCATCTATTTCCGTAATAGGTAAATTATGGTTCGTCTTTTTAAAGACAGAAATATACTCGACATTCATCGTATTATTAAAAGGGTAGATTTTAATAATATGAAATGTATGGTTATTTTTTTTTGATTTTTAGGCGTTCTTCTCCTCAGTTTCCTCTTCCTCGTCTCCTTCGGCGATAGCCATATCCGCCTCCCTCTGCTTGCGTCGCTCTTCAATCTCAACGGCGACAATCGCGTCAGCTTCCTTTACGAGGTCCTCCATCGCCGCATCAGGCTTCTCGCGCTTCAGACGCTCAATGATTTCACCTGGATGGCTAATGGGAGGCTCATCGGGCTTGTTGTAATACTGTGAATTTTCATCTCCAGCCTTGAAATACCCATCAGTGCCAGACTTCGTAGTCATCATATCACGCTTACGCTCAGAAAACATCTTCGCGGCCATAGCCTGATTTTCCTTATACCCCGACATCAGCTCCTCGAGCTTTTCGTTTGTGTAATGAGCATCTTCGATCTTAGAAGGGTCAGGTGGGATGAGAAGCCACTTGTACATATCAACGACATAGATATCAAACGTCGCATCCTCCTTCTGAAGGCGCTTGGCATGGCTCGCGGCCTCATCGCGGGTAGCAAAAGCGCCCCTGAACTTGACCCCGAACTTGTCATTCTTCTGAGGTGCTTCGGGGCCAACTACGGACATACACGCGAAAGTCTGCCCGGGTACGGTGGTGTAATCCTGCTCTAGAGACATTATATCCTATATAAAACTCTATACTTTAAGCTAGTAAACCTAAGTTAAAGTTTTCACGATCTTTATTATCATGGAAGAGTTACGCCGACTTCATAACGACGAAAAGCGGTCACTGATTGAAAGTGTCACACGAGCGGGTGATAGCATTCTCGATGTCGGATGTGGCTTCGGTGGTGATCTTCAAAAGTGGTCCAAAGTCCGCGCGAATATAAGCATGTGTGAACCAAGCTTGGATGCGTTGAATGAGGCACGTGACCGCGCTAAAAATATGAAAATGCGTGTAAACTTTTATCATGGAGATATTCGTGCATGCCCCAACAGGAAATATGATATCGTGTGTTACAATTTTGCACTCCACTATATCTTCCAAACGCGTGAGTTATTTTCGGATACGCTCAGGGAAATTAAAAAACGAATGAAACCGGGTGGAGTATTTGTAGGTATCATTCCAGACTCCGAACAGATAATGTTTAAAACTCCATTTTCAGATTCACATGGTAACTTTTTCAAACTGAAAGGTACGAGTAATGGTGACTTCGGTGAAAAATTGTTTGTACATCTAGCGGATACACCGTATTATGCAGATGGTCCGAAATCAGAACCTTTAGCACATAAGGACATATTGATCACACAATTGGAAAATACCGGATTTACCATGAAATTATGGAAACCGTTATGCGGAAACCCTATTTCCGAACTCTACAGTAAATTTATATTTGTATATAGAAATGATAGCAGTGATCGTGTTGCTGTTAATTAATTTAGCCATTTTTTACAATTTCAAAGAAGATCCGGTATTGGTTGAAGTTAAGGAAAAATACAGAACATTCAGGGAACATATGAAAACTAATGGCGATGAGAAATATAAGATGTTACACAAAGAGATACCTATTGTCGCTTATAGAGGATCATTCTTATCGGGAGTTGGTTACAATTCCAATAAAGGGGATGAAATTGGAATATGCATAGATGGAACATCCAACCACGTATTTCACGTACTCTTACACGAACTCGCACATTGCACTGTGAGTGAATACTCTCATAGTACGAATTATTGGGATAATTATACCGAACTCAAAAATGAAGCGATACGTATAGGTATATACGAAAACATAGATCAGACGACACCATTTTGTGGTAAAAAGATCGTCGATAAATAATGTTACGTAATTATAAATGACTGAATTCAATCTCAGGCAGCCAGCCGCATCCAGGATACTGACATCGTTACTCCTGTGGTTCGCAGTCATGGCCAGCGCTTTTACAACTCGCATCAAAATGCCTTATTACGTGAATATGTTAAACCTGACTGTCGTAATACCCGTACTTATTTGGTACTTAGGAAATACGAGCTTGATCGTCAGTTTAACGACTGGGAGTGTCATCATAACAGTCGTAGTGGCTTCGTTATTTCTCGTTACATTAACTGAGGGCATTAAATGGTCAAAGTTAAAGCAGGGATATGAGAAATATGGCGAAGATATGAAGACCGCTTGGTTACCCATGGTCATGACAATGATCGCGTTAATTCTAGGATTGGGGTCGGCATATGTATTGTCCGGTGGACGTGTACTCGACATGTATTAAAAGTATTTACGGGCGACATAGAACACTATAGCGGCGACTACACCCGTGGATCCTAAGCCAACCAGGCTCCGGTTTCCCTGGGCATTCAAAAACCTGGGGACAGAACCCGCGAGTTTTTCCTGGATCGGTTTGCTGATAGATATACCAGTGGCTACGATGACAATCAATGCGTCGAGCTGCTCATCGGTAAGATCAAATGGGTTCTTTTTCTTCTTATCAGAACTACCACTTTCCTTGACAGCCGTCGCAGCCTGTGCAGGTTGAGGCGCCATCATAACTTGCTGATGGGCCATCTGTACAGCGCGGGGGTCGGCACCCATTAAGGGTGAATCGAAAGATTGCTCCTGGGATTGCATCATAACGTCAGATATAGGAGTGGAATCCATATCGTCTTTATAATCACTCACATTTTTTTTAGGGTCTTCTGCCACGAATGCAGTAGATCGAGAATTATCAATTGGAACCATTCCATCAGCCTCCTCTGATAAATTCAAAGTATACACAGGTTCGGTCATTTATATAGATATAGCTTTTTTAGAACTTTAAATGTCGCATTTTTTTAGATACAGGATATCTATCTAAAAAAATGTTCCAAACGGGGCTCGAACCCGTGACCTTGGCGTTATAAGCACCACGCTCTAACCAACTGAGCTATAGGAACGGTGCATTTGGCTGAATGACTAGCCTCATGTATAACATGTATGGGTGAGGGAACACCCATTCTATACACGAGCATACTCTTTAAGTGTATAAAGACGAGTGCATAGTATATGTATATGATACACGAATACGTAACTGAAATATATAACACATTGGGACCTGGTTTTAGTGAGCGTGTCTATCATAATGCCATAGAAGTGCTTCTACGTGAGCATGGTATTTCATATGAGACTGAGCGTATAATACCAATTACGTTCAAGGGGCATACGATCGGAAATTTACGAGCGGATATCATCATCAATCGTACGACCGTTGTCGAATTGAAGACAGTCAAAAATATAACAGACGTGATGGTTTCACAAGCACGGAATTACCTGAAGCTATTAAACTTACAGGAAGCGTATCTTGTGAATTTTCCACCGGCGGCTGGAGCTCTTTCGGAGGTAATCCGTGTTACGATTGACTAGATCGTGGGTATAAATTCCCAATGTAATTCTGTGCATATCTTTTTCCATATCATATCCTGTTGATGTAGCTTTTCCTTTGATTTTAGAAGGGGGAAGTATTGAAGATATGTGTCTTCACTCAATAATTCACAGAATTTATAGAGTACGAAAGAATAACTCAAAAAGTTTTTACGTTCCGCTGGACAGTTATTATCAAATGGTTTTTGAATATCTTTAAACATCATACGCAATTGTTCTTCGAGTTCCACTGGCATGTTGGGTGGTTTTATGCCACTCAAAATATTTGAGATATACGGTACGTGTTCGTAATACTTATTGAGTTTCAATTTTTTTAACAACCCCCTGACTTTAGCATGTGTAATTTCGTTCACACTTTTTATTTTGATCTTTTTGAATTCGTTTCTCAATTGCTCGATTACTTCCTTAGGTATCGTTGTCATTTCTTGAGCCTGAAATTGTGACAACCATTCGTTGAAATGATTATCACGTTTATATGAATAATTAATCACCTTTTCCGATGTCTCTTGTTCTTCCCTATACGTGAGTTCCTGGCTTATCAACGTGTCTACGATTATACCACACGAGTCACATACCATGTCACTCGTGTCATGGTAATATACGACGTTACTATCAGGGCAGTTTGGGCATATATCTGTCACCACTCTTTCCATGGCACGTGGTAACGATTTCTTTTCGACATCTATCAGGTAGTCCGTGTATATATCCTTCTTTTGCAACCCTGTAGTCACTTTACAATTGAATGCATTGTCTGTGCTAACTTCTATGTTTTTATCGTCTGTCATATACTGTTGGATATACGGCATACATCGGGCTATATAATCGGATAGTTCACCTTGATATATATGTTTGTTACATGGATCATCTTCTATTTTTGTCATCCATTCATCCACCCGGTTATTATACCGACTTAAAAAATTACCTTCCATGTATATCAATGATTAAAGTACTCAGCTCGCTTTTAATTAACGTAATCTATGTATTTAAAAACGTTGCGAATTTTTTTTTCAGTAAGCCAGATTTCACCGTAGTTAGTCGATACGTTGAATATACCGTCGATCATACAAAAGAGTATAAAACCGACGAACCTTTCTGGGAACGTGAGCGTGAACAAATTGAGCCATGTACAACAACGTATCTGGGAGAGGTAGATATGAACGATGAAATACCGAAACCACCGGATGCAGTGGAAAAACTCATCATACGAGTTAAATTTTGGCACAACAATAAGATTTATAAATTCTTAACATCTAAGCACGACTATAAGTGGCCGCCCGTGAAAGCGAAAACGATGAGTTTCCATATACCCCTGTCGAGTGCACAGTTACTTGACGCGAACGATAAACCAGTGAAAGATGTTCTCGAAAAAATCAGACGGTATTCCGGTCCGTATTCAGATTTTTACGGTGAAAAAATGAAAATAAGTGATATGTTTTATTATGAGGAGAGTTTTATGGCGACGATGTACCCTAAAATTAAAATAAAAAATTGTTTTGGTATGCTAAAAACGGTAGATACAGCGACTGGGTATCTCACTGATCTTCAATTACCTTAGTCGACAGATAAAATTTCAAATCTCCCAAGTTTGCGACATTATATTTTAAAATCAGAAAACGGTTTTGGTCCTCTTGCATAATTTGTACAGTGGAACACATACTCGTCGCTTTCGTGAAGATGTTCATATATCGGAGTGAATATGCACCCGACATAGTCGGACACTCGTCTACACATTGAATTTCCGTTTCCTGGTCAGCGAAGTCACCTCTGCACAGTAAACGTAATACCTTACCACTTCTGGATATTTCAATCTCATCGCCAATATTCGACATGTCCCTGCAAATTCTCTGGAAATCCACTGAAGGGATGGGTGTATTTATAGTCATATGCATCTCGGGAACCTCTATCTGATTTTCGTTGATATCGAGCAATTTTAATGCAAACTTGGTAGATGTTTTCTTTTGTTCGCTATGGATTTCGATATTCATGAATTCTTTAGAATCGACGGATATCACGAGAACATCATTGACGGTGATTGTTTTTAGGAGTTTGTACATGTTAGTCATATTGACACCACAATCAACCTCCTCCGAGCAGACGTATTCCTCGAAATTTTCAGCTGGAAGGTACATATCAATCAGAGATGCCCGCGCAGTATCCAGTGTTACGATGTAAACACCGTCTGGCTTGAAATACAAATTGACATCGTTTAATATATCCTTCAATACTTCAAATGTAGATTTGATGGCTGCAGCTTGCACAGTCACCAGTTTCATACTCGATTATTCGCGTTTTATTTCTTTATGTCGGTATAAGCTCCATCTTCAACCTTACGACTTATTTTTTCTTCTAGTTCCCGTGTCATGGCGGGTTGAAGTGATTTTCCATAATCATCGAGACCGAACATATCAGTAGTGGGTTCACCGTCCAGGGTTGAAGAAAATATCGAGCCAAAATCACATGTCTCCAATTCCTGAACCGGGAGAAGTGATTCGAGCCAGTTGTGTATTTCACGTCCTACCAAGATCTTACCGTTCTTCGTCAACATGGTGGGTACACGTGTTATTTTTGTCCTGAACTCTGGAGGTATTCCCGCTACAGTGACATTGTGATACTGGACAATTTGCTGTAGCTCTTTGTGCTTCTTAATATATTCTATGACTTCGATACTGTGTTTACACTTCGGACTGAAGACCAGAAGAGACATCTAATGTAATTTATCAAAAAAAATGCGAATGATAACGCACTTTTTTTGTGGCATATATTAATGTACAATCTAATACTGTTACTCGTATTGGTAGTATTATTGCTCGATACCAGGAAAGAGGGTTTCAAGAATAAAAGTGCGTCTACACCAATTCATCAAATTCTCATAAATGACCCCACACCCAATATGTCCGAGTATGCAGAGGTCAAAACGCTTGACGTTAACAGTGATAAGATTTCAAAAATGGTCCTGGCAACCAGTAAATACATACGTGAAAAAACTGGACTACCCAATTACATAATAGAAACGACTGGTATTCGTCAATATAAGCACAAAAACAAGAACCATATGTTGTATCGATGCATGTTCATGTGCATGAAAATGGGAGGATTTCCATTCGGATTTTCTGTTACATCCAATCTCATACTCGTATCAGGGAAGTTGCGTGTGATAGGTGTTCAGTCACAGCCAATGGATATAAAACAACCGAGTAACAAGACACCGTTTGAGAGTGCCATCGAAGGGTCTGAGTATATAGAGTACGAGACTATCCAACAGGGTGAGTTAGATTTAATTAAAATTTAGTCCAAGTACTATTAATGATAAACGTTGAAGAGATTTCACAAATTGTCAACAAGAGGAACCGTATGAAAAAGGAAACATACGTTGAAATCTATAAACAGGTCACACGTAAAGTGCGACGCGCGGTAGAAACTGGTCGTAAATACATCGACACTGAAATTCCTTCATTTCTAGTGGGATACATAGCCTATGACAGGTTACATGCGACTAATTACATTAAACGGCAATTGGAAAACGCTGGTTTTACTGTGGATGTATTAAGAAATTTTGAGTTGCGGATAACGTGGAAAGTTACAAAAACACACAGAACAAATGACACCGAAATAGATGAATTCCCGACACTGATGAACTTGAAAAAAGCTGCTAATCGCTACAGGAGAAATGCGGAAAACGGCAGATAATAAAAGTTCGTATACTCATAATGGATAACCTGAACATCCTTGTCGAAGCCAAACGTGAGTACATGGAGCAATTGTCTATTCTTATATGCCCAGTCATGATTGATGTATTTGATGCAATGTATCAAGAGGCTCATACGTTATCAAAAAATCGCAAGGTTCTCATCATGTTCCAGAAACTACTAAAAGATGTACCTGAATGGAGTGAGACGATGGCGAAGCAGCACACAGATAACATCGCAGATCGGTGTGCGTGGTTCAAAGATTTGGTCGCGGCTGTGTTTGTGAGTTCCGTAAAAATATTATCAGCTGTTCGTTTGAGCCAGGATAGTAAGAAAATGGCAGTTAAACTTCCAACAAATGAAGTATTTATTCACACATGTTACAAAAATGCTGCGAAAGATCTTTACAAGGATCCTTACGTTTTTACCGAAAATCAGTCCGAACATAATCGGAATGATGCACTGTATGATAGGTTCGCCCTATGTGTTGAAAACACGGTAAAGGAGTTGATCCCTGTTCAGCAGATTTTACAGACGTATATGTCTGCGAGTGGTGAAGAATATATCAACGGTGAAGACGCTGATATGCAGCAGGATGAAATAGACGAACTCGACGAATACGACCAACCCGATCCAGAAACTCAACCGCAGATGCCGATGGAAGAAGGAGAGATGTCCCCCCAAATTGATAATGGGGAAATGCCCCCTCCCATGGATGAGACAGTCGAACCCCAGGGTGAACTCGTGGAGGGTGAAGAACCATCTACACCCTTTCAAAATGAGTTCAGGACTATTACTTCGAAACCAGCGAACCCCCCTCCCCAGGATATGGATGAAGGTGAAGACTTATTTTCAGATGCCGCTGAAACGCGAACTAAAAAACTTGGCTATTAAATATGGACGAGTACCTCAGAGATCCTGCTTCGGCCGCATTAATAGCCGCTGGATTAACCGCACTATACATACACGGCAAAGCTCGTCTCAATGATGAGGGGACGCTTTCGACGAGTGCTTACGCAAAACCTGCTGCATTGGTGGGTATATTAGTATATTTTATCATATCAAATGGTCTCGGTAAACGTGAAACTATCTCAACCGAGCCATTCTGACTAACTTAAAGATTTATCTCATGTATTGTATATAATGACTTCCGTTACTGCCTTCAACGACATGATGGGACAATTTCTTACGGAATTGCATTCGGCCTTTCCAGAAGAAAAGGGATTAAAAAAATACATGGCTGCATTCGAACTCATGCGCGGTACGAACGGAAGGATGATCGTTGAGGGATTTATGGCGAACATTTCCCCTCATGTAGAGAAAATTAACGCCAGGGATGAAACGTTCTTTCTCGAACAGGCTGGTGCGATTGATTTCTTGAAGGATATCAACCTGGCGCAGTGCTGGCCAAAGGCATCCGAAGGTACACGTGGTGCAATCTGGCAATACATCCAAACGCTTTACATGCTCGGAACGACTATCACCGCCATCCCACCAGAGACGCTCAGTATGATTGAGACGGTCGCCAAGCAGTGTGCTGATAAGATGCAGGATGAAGACGGTGAAATGAATATTGACGAGGCTCAGCTCATGAAATCCATGCAAGGGCTTCTCGGTGGCATGATGAAAAAATAAACCTATATAATATAAATGGTATCGCTATTCGATGATCCAAAACAAATTGTCAGAGCTGATAAGGTAATTGAATTCTGGCCAACCAAAGTTCATACATCAGCGGAACGAGTGAATGCTACAGCTCGTTTTATTATTTACGCGACATGTATTTTATACCTTATCAGGCGTGATGTACGTGTTTTCATATTGGGTTCCACATGTCTGGGCGTGCTGTACGTTATGGAGATGAACAACATGATAAAGGAAGGTAAGGCGCGTCCTTTAGCTGTGAAAGAGGGATACGAGACTGCGTGCCAATTACCTACATACGACAATCCAATGGCGAACGTATTGATGTCGGATTATGACGGTCGCCCGGATCGTCCATCTGCGTGTGATTATAACACGGTGCGAGGTGATGTCAATCAGATGTTATCTGGTACTATTCCATACGGTCCCCAGAAATCTCGGTCCCCCATACCAGAATTCCAGCGAAACGCGTATGCCCGTCAATTCGTTTCAGGCCCCGTGACATCTATTCCTGGTGACCAAACTGCTTTTGCGGAATGGTTATACGGTGAAAAGAATGGTTCGATTTGTAGGAGTGATAGCCGTTCATGTGACCCTAATGCGCGGGGTGTACAATTAGAGGCGTTCGGTGGATTAGATTCCAGTGGAGATATGAGGAGTGGTATGTTTGGCGGTGGAAATGGCCCAGCTTAGATAGATAAATATTCTCATGTAATAGTAAATGGCGTACCAACTCCAACCCGGTATGAATTTGGTTGAAACTCCCACTCGACCCCCTGTATGTGCGACTGAGGAGGTATTCGTTTATCCCCAGCCCAGCACTCTTAATTACAGTTCGGGTCGCCCTAACACGATGTTGTATGGGACATCTCCCTACATGGCTGGCAAGGGTTCGCCAGCTCAGTATATCGAGACGAGCGATCAACTGCGACCCCAATCCACCAGTCAGTTTAACAAAATCCTGGCTAAAACATACGAACAGAACCTGTTCCCTCTTCAAGATATGAAGTGTAAGCTTCCACTTCGTGCGATGACATACGAACCCGAAAGTACGCGCGCGGATACACAAAATCATATGTTTATGAAGAGATATCCCACTCAATAAAAATATTTATAACAAATAAGAATGGCAGACCCTATTTCGATTATAGCTATCGCCGGATTAGCCTACATGGGTAAAAAATTAAGCGACCCTAAACCAGAACTGTACCAACCTGAATCTAAACCTTCAGAACGTCCTATTCTAATTCAGGAAGAAGTACCCGATATAGCCGCACCTGGACCGATCGGTCTCGACAATCTCCCACCACGGAAGTTAGAACGGGAAAACTTCAGTGATATTGTACCACAGACACGTACATCGGGTACTGAAGTACTCGATATGCGTAACCGTATGTTCGATAATGGTCGCATGAATAACATGTCTCCAATCGAGAAACAGCTCATAGGTCCCGGTATCGCCGTCGGCCCCGAAGTCCCCGCTGCGGGTGGTTTTCAGCAGCTCGTGCGTGTCAACCCCGAGAATGTAGGTGCTCATCGTCTCACGACTTTACCCGGTCGGAGTGGGCCAGCGCATGACGTATTCGGTGGACGTCGTGGGAAGATGGGTGATATCGCTCACAACCGACCAGAAAAGACTGCATTTTTACCTGAACGCAGACCCGTCGCCGGTGGTAGGTCTCAGGGTTTTGATGGTCACGTTGTTCGCGGTGAACACGTGAACGGGAAGCGTTTAACAAACAGGTCGCAGACGGGTTCTCGTGATGACGGTCTCGGATTTTCTGGTGCTAAAAGTGTCGTAGCTGGTATGAAGATGGCACAGGATCCTACGCGAAACAAGAAGGATGGTAATGTTGAACAATACAGGTATAATAACCAGATTGCCCCAGGTGTTTCTACATTTTCCCACGGATATCTCGCGTCTCCAGGTGTGCAGATAGGTGAAGCGCGTACCTATGGTACCGCACACACAGTTGAAGAATTAAATCGGTATGGGTTCCGCCCTGATGATCGTCGTGGTAAGGCGAACCGTATGGGTAATGCTGGTCGTATGAATGTTCGTGCGGGTGCCCTAAACCAGGGTGGTATGCCGACCGTTGTACGCGCAGATACGACACGGGTAGATGGTCGTTACGGACCTATGAGTGGTGGCTGGACACAGCAATATAATAACAACAAGTACTACAAGTTCAATGCTTACAAGGGTAATTCCAATCCTTACGCGACGAGTGAGAGTTTAGGGGTTGCGAAAAGGCAACTCCAGAACAACCCAGTCGCTCAGCACATGATGTAAAATAATAGTCGAGTAACAACACCCATTAAAATATTATCCATATATTTTAATGAGCGTATACACGTTAGATATAGATAGTGGTGAACGTGATCCTACTATATATGCGAATCCTGGTGATTACGTGATAGAACTTAAAAATCCTATTTACGATGTTAATAAAATTTCTATCGCATCTGCTCGAATTCACGCGAGTCAGTTACTGATCAACGATCGTAACAAAACGTTTGATTTTGTCGTTCATACTACACCGGAAACGACTGTATCTGTTACGTTAACACCTGGCAATTATAATGGAAAAACGTTAGCGTCTGAATTACAGACAAAGGTTAATGATGCGTTAGGTGGTCCGTATGTATCGTCGCCTATCACATTTACGTATAACAAGGATAAGAATGAAATATCTATAGAGTCTCTATCATCGGCCGCTGCAGGTAGTGAATTCTCGTTTAAATTTTATGACGGTGCGAATGGGTATACATCTGCCACAGGTGGGTATACAACCCCCCATGATATTATAGGGTTACCACCAGATAATGCGAAATCGAATACACCGGCTACTGGAGGGGTTTCCGGTCTTTTGATTACGGGTAGTATTAATTTACAGGGACCTGACGCTCTTATCATAAAAATCAGTAGTGGCGCAGAGGAGTTAAATAAGACGATCTATTCAGATACACCCTTTTACACTGGTCGTATATTGATGTGCGGCGATGTCATTAATTACTCTGGACAAGATGATATCGTCGAACATAATTTCGATACTGGTTCACAAAATATAACCAAGTTACGTATACAGTTTTTTTACAGTAGTAATAACCGATTGATTCCATATGATTTTAGGAATGCTAATCATATTCTAAAGCTAAATGTGACGTGTACGACAGACAAGTTAAAAACTATTCCGAACGTGAAAAAGGATTTTTCGCTTCCCGCACCTATGCGCATACCGGAGTTTGAGGATCCGAATAGGTGGAACGCGTTTATCTATATATTCATGATAGTCGTGACAGGTGTATTTTTCTTGATATTCACCAGACCACGGAGATTTAGCGAGTGACAGCGTATGTGGGAGCCACGGGCTTCTTGACACGCTTCGAGACGCGGGAGATCACCATGTACACGATTACGGAGAGGAGGGTGGTGAAAAGCGCTGTGAGAGCGTAGTTCATACCACCGTTCTTCTGGACCTTGACGACCTGATGGATGGACCACCTGACAAGATCCATCCACGACAGCGCAGCGGCGAAGGAGAACCCAGCAACGACGGAGTTGAGAGATTGCGTTTCGAGCTCACGGGAGATCGCGATGAGTGTATCGGTAGCGACTTCGGCGGACATTTTTATAATATATAGAGATTTTATTCTGGTAACAATTCTTCGATAAATAAGATTTTCTTATACTTATCAGTGCTATACCCCCTGACAACACCATCCTCCTGATCATCATCTCCGTCAGTTTCGGAAATATTTTCATCATCACAATCAAATTCTTTGTATTCAGAATCTGTCCACCCTTCCAAATCAGGGCATGTTTCCATTACTATCAATTGCATTTTTTATCATTGTTTCTGACGGATTGGTTGGATTCCACCCATCCCAAGCGTCATATGCATCGTTTATCTTCAAGAATGTTTCATCTTCCCCTGAATATGGTTCGAATAAACTTTCATCCACTTCCTCATCAATCTCCATGTCACTTTCACTCGAGCTTGCTTCGTCGTAAATTTCAGGAAAATATGTCCCAATCTGTTGACCCACTGTGTGCATGGCACAATATTTCATGCAATATTCCATGTCTTTTGCCAGGATTGTGTCGCGACCACATGCCCTGGCGTAATGTCCTGAAAGCACTACTGCACTTTCCAATACAGGTGTAATAATCTCAATCGCCGATTGAGCCATTTGGGAAGACAAGTCGTCCGACTCCATCCTGTATTCTTAGTATATTGTTACTAAGTGCATAAACTCTAAGTTCTCTTTCGTCCTCTATGTTATTATTCAAAGTCATCTTTATGTTCTGGTCTTTGATCATACTAAAATTTTTCTGACCAGTAGGATACCAACGTTCAGGTTCGAGTGCGAAACTGTACGAGTAAAACCTTCTGAATAATTGTGTTCTCGAGTGGTGAATCCCGCTCTGCACGGCGCGCATATTTATGACATTCCCTGTGACTTTATCGAGGATGACTTCGTTATCAAGTGTCATTTCCAAGCTTACAAGATTTTCATAATTCGTATACCGTACATCGGGTTCCCCTGGAGGTGGATATATCTGGTTAGGATGATCGTAATCGAATGGATGAAATGATCTAGTGGGTGTACGCTTTCTCGCTATCACGAAATAGAGTTCTTTAACCGGGTTTGTAAAACCGAGTCTAAAGTTCTCTTCATCACGCCCTTCTGCAGTTGACACTGGAATTTGAAATGTATTCCGCTGCAATTGTGTGGTAATGTAATCTTGTTTAACCGATTGAAGTTTGATTCGTTCAGGTTCGTCTAATTGCACAAGTTCCGTGTGTATGGATATATCATTAATTTTCAAACTCGACTTATTTAACGTGGGATTAATAATGTTCAATTGACCACCCATTCCAGGGTGTTGCTCACAATAATAGTACAGGTAATCCGGGGCATCCATCGGTACGGTGAATGAGTATACGTACGGGTTTGTGAATGGATCGGTTAGAGTGGGTTGTGTAGTATACTCACCACCACCACCATGTGTTCCATCAGTCGTCGTAGAAATTTTGAAAGGGTGAACAACTGCCGTACCCTGATTTATAGAGAAATAGTACGTACTCCCTCGCTTCATTCGAATAGTGGGTCTATCATATCCATTAATGTGGTACTTGTTCAAACCATTAACCTGTTGCACTGTGACAGTGTACGTTGTCCCGTCCGGGTTATATGCGTCATCGAATGCGAGGTGACCAGTATAAATACAATCTGTAACGTCGCTCAGTTTAATTTCAATTTCACATTCTTGTTTTGTAAGAGCGCATAGGGGTATAGCCAGTTCAGGGTTGTTATGGAAATAGAACGGTATATCAACAATATACTTCGTGGGGGTTGTTGCATTACCGAGGTATCCGTTTATAGGATTGGTACCGTATTCTACAGCCATGCCCGAAACATCGTCGTCAGGATATTTACCAATCAGTTTTGATAGCGCGGATTGTTTTGTTTGTGTGATATAATGTTCACTGTAGATCTGCAACCAATCGCGAGAAATGCGTTGTATGAGCTGCCCCCCTATCAATAAGTCTACGTGATCGATGATAGCGTGCCCGATTGATTCATTATATCCTCTATAGGCACTCAAAGCTGGAAGGTCGATATGCACCCGAACACCTTTTAGTAAATCACCTGAACCAGCCGGTACCGTACATTTTAGTGTGCCCCCGTATGCAATTTCACCCCTCACATCATGTTTTACATCGTACATCGCAAAATTTGAATGTTTCCTGAATTGTTTTATGAAATGCGTATACTCAGGATTTTCTGTAAAAAAAACATCCTGGGTACCCGTTGTGGCGAGCTGGACCCGACCCGCCATTTCTATTATTAGATGTTAAAATTTTAAACCAGCTAAACCGCTTTCAATGTGTAATACATTATAACTACGTGCGTACACATTTACATTGATGTTACGCGTATTATCAGCTACTGTCGCTCCCGATGTAGCGGTCGGTACAGTGTCGAGTTCTATATCCAGTTTTTTGTGAATAATGCGACTCATGTTCAACTGACCCGTGGGGTAATACACCTCTGGGTTAAGTGCGAACGAATACGTATAGAATTCATACGCAGGGTCTGGACACCCAGTATGATACCGAAGTGCCTGTTGATACGCGAGGTACTGACCACTGTGATCGAAGACGGTCGCACCGTTACATTGAAAGTCTATGTTCTTAATCGTTCGGTGGTCTGAACGTTTTGTATTAGTAGACGAACCTATGGTAAACCCTTTCAAAACACTCGAGAATGTTTGATCCGATGATGAGGTGTTGAGTAGACGGTCTTCGGGGATTGGATTTGAAATTTCTTCAACCATTTTGTACACCCGGACGTGCCCAGCAAGGCTGCCACCGTCTGCGTTGTCTGGTGCCCCGATAGCCAGTCTTAATCCATTGGAAGATAACGAGACAGAATATCCAGAATAATCATCTTGAGCTTCTCCGTCTATATCAGAACCTATTTGATTCCATGAAGATCCAGACCAATCAAATACCCGGGTATGTCCACGGTTATTGTTGTTAAATATCGCTCCAGCGGCGACTCTCGTTCCATCAGAGGATAATGAAACCGAATATCCAAAATTATCAGCTGAAGATTCACTATCAATATCAGAACCCAACTGAGTCCACGAACTCCCCGAATATTCGAAAATCCGAACGTGACCAGAATTTGCGGTATTCCCAATCGCTCCATGAGCAAATCTGGTTCCATCTGAACTTAACGAAACGGAGAACCCCATTCTATCAGTGCCACCTTCGCCGGGCATATCATTATATCCATTTCCCATCTGAGTCCACGAACTCCCCGAATATTCAAAAACCTTGACATATCCCCTTGTCCAAGACGCCGCCGCTCCAATAGCGACTCGTGTTCCATCCGAAGATAATGAAACGGACGTTCCAAATTCATCACCGATAGCGCCGCCCATAGGAAGACCCATTATAGTCCACGAACTTCCGGACCAGCTGTACACTGTGGCATTTCCACCGCTAAAACCGGCGCCCGTAGCCCCAAAAGCGAGTTTCGTTCCATCTGAATTTAGCGAAACGGACGTCCCAAGTCGTTCATTATTAACTGAACCACTAAACACCGACCCCATTTGTACCCACGTAGACCCACTTAATTCGTATACCGTCACCTGACCAGAATTAGAAGGTACTGGGTCTGCAAGGGGAGCTCCAATAGCAACTCTCGTTCCATCCGAAGATAAAGACACAGCGTGTCCGAAATTATCTCCATTGACGAGACCGACTATATCCGAACCAACTTGTGTCCAGGATGTTCCATTCCAATCAAACACCCGAACTATACCCTGACTACTCGAACCACCCGATTTTATTCCTACGGCGAGTCTCGACCCATCGGAGGATAATGACACACTCTGACCAGCATTACCTGATGAAGTTGTACCATCAATATCAGTACCCAACTGAGAAAAGTTGTCGGGGATGATAGTCGTAGTCGTGTATCCAGAAGCATTTGGTCCAGTCTCTTCCTTCGCGAGAAACATGAGTTCTTTGACTGGATTTGCAAATTTCAGGAGTACAGATTTTTTGTGTTCCCCTTGTTTGAATTGTATGGTCGATTTTTGTAACTGGGTAATTACGTATTCCATCGGACGCGTGAGTAAAAAGTTTTTTTCATCTTCTGTAATGAAATAGAAATCAGTTATGAGCGAGGCACTCTTAATAGAACCTTCGGTTGTTTTCTCTCTGGTCACCTGTCCATTAGATGGTATTGTGTATTTAAATGATACGTCATCATCTACATCCCTGAATGTTATGCGAACTTCTACCAATTGTTTCGTGAGTGCGCATACAGGAACCGCTAAACTCGGGTTCCTATGGAAATAGAATGGAAGGTTGACATAGAACGTATTATAACTATCGGAGACTGTCAATGTCTCATTGTGACCATTCATAAAATAGAGTGATCCACCCGAATCTGCGTCATCCTTGTTACTATGTAACTGGTCGTACATGTAAATATAGTCTCCAGTAAGTCTCTCGATGATTTGTCCACCTATCATCAGGTCAGCATACTTTATGATACTCTTACCTACTGGTATGTTGTAATAATACCTATAAGATGGGACACTTCCTGTTACATGGGGGGTGAGATTTCCAAGTTTAACTTTCAGAATCATTCCCCGTATGAGATCACCGATGTTAGTAGGTATACGACATTCTACAGAACTCCCGAACGAGTTATCACCAGTGAATGGCATTTCTACTGATTCTGTAGAGAAACGTGTGTGTCTCTTGAACAATGTTACGAAATATGAGAACTGTGGTTCCCCAGTAAGCCATTGATCCTGGATACCCGTGACAGCAAGTTGCACACGACCTGCCATTCTTATTACATGTGAGTAAAATTTTATGAAATAAAACGGGGCGGTATTATAGATGGATTTGCGGTTAAGAAAATTTAATCCCGCGACAATGGCTGATGACAAAGTCCTCGTGTTTATCGGTAAACGTAATACAGGTAAGTCCACACTCGTGACAGACATCCTGTGGCATAAAAAACATTTACCAGCAGGGATCGTACTGTCAGCGACTGAGGAAGGTAATCATTATTATCAGCAGTATATTCCAGACTTGTTCATATATGGCGATTACGACAGGGAAGCTATAGAACGTGTAATGGAACGTCAGAGACGCTTGGTGGGTGCCGGTAAAACAAATTGTGGTGCGTTTTTACTTTTGGATGATTGTATGTACGATAATAAATTCATGCGCGATACGTGTATCCGTCAATGTTTCATGAACGGTCGTCACTGGAAAATCTTCTTCATGCTGACAATGCAGTATTGTATGGACCTCCCACCAGCACTTCGCGCAAATGTCGATTACGTTTTTATTCTCAGGGAAAACATCATCCAAAATCGTGAAAAATTATACAAATCGTTTTTTGGGATCTTCCCCACGTTTGATATGTTTAACAAGGTGATGGATTCGTGTACTGAAAATTACGAATGCTTGGTTTTGGATAACACGAGTAAGTCGAATAGAATCGAGGACTGTGTTTTTTGGTACAAAGCAAAAATGCATAAAAATTTTAAAGTAGGTGCCCCAGAATATTGGGCTGAACACAAAAAGTCATTCAATCCTAAACGAAATGGAAACAAGATCGACCCCAAGAACGTGAAGGGGCGTTCTACACAATTAAAAATTACCAAAACGAGATAATTTCTACATTTACAATAAGATGTCACAGGGGACGCGAAAGCGCAACAAACCCAATAGGTCGACGAATATCAACTTTAGCCCAGGACCAATGAAAGTTGTGAAAACTTCCAAGGTTGTAAGATCAATACCCCAATTACCACAAAATTTGGGTATGTCATGCACAAGGCCAGGGTATATCAGGTATCTTGATGAAATGAGATCACGCTTAGCAAATGTGCGTTTTAAGAGTAAAAGAATAAATGTAAAGTTTCTCGAATATAGTGATAGTTTAAATCGAGGTATTGTCGTGAATACATCGGAACAGTTATTAAACATGAAGCCTAAAATAGAATTCAGGAATAACGGATCGTCGGTTTCCAGGCTTGATGCACCAACTGGAAGTATACATTATTTCTTAGTAAGCATTACCAAACGTGATAACCCAAATTCAGGACATGCGATTAATGTCCTAATGGATACTGGCAATCCGGAGCCGCGTATATGGGTATTTGACCCACATGGACGTAGCGCGATGAATAGAAACGGGTTTGGGAGTATATTACGAAACCGTGTATTACCAAATATGAAAAAGATGTTCGGGGGTGTATTCGATAACACTATAGCGAGATATTATACCGGCCCCAATTTACAAGCTAACAATAGCCGTGGTGTCTGTACGACGTTTCATTTGGATTTCGCACGGGCTATTCCAGCACTATTAAACGAGACTGTCAATATACGGACGTTCGGTGGTCAAAATCTGAATATAGCCGGTCGTGTAGCATTCTTGAATAACCCCACGTTGTTTTCAAATGTAACTGGTAAACGTATAACTAAACAGAATACAAAAACACCACCCAAACTCACGATGACGATGGGTGCGACGACAAAGAAAAAAACGAAGAAAAAACGGTAGTGCTTAAAAATAGTTGTATAATATATCAAAGGTAGTGGATGAAGGTTAAGGTCATGACGCCATCTATGGCGATAAAAAAGACCCGTGTGAAATTATCTCGGCGAGTTGTCCAGGATTTAAAAGAAGTTAGTAAATTATCTTCAGTTAAACAGTGGGAATATGCTGGAAACGTGAAATACATGGGTGAGGGTTTATTCAGTAAACCAAGTAAAGTGACTTCTGAAAAACGGAACCGTGTCGACACTGATGACATTACAAAAGTCTGGTATTCTGAAATTTCGTATCATACACACCCCGGAATAGGATATAACGAAGATGTCACTTGTCAGAGTACACCCATATTCACCACACTTCCTAGTAATGCAGATTTCGAAGCGTATATAAAGGGGTTTCCAGAAATGCAGGTTAATATCATATGCGATTCACACGGGTATTATGTCATCGACATCCTACATTCTACATACGATTTTGCGCTACCTTTACCCGCATCTATTAACGTGTACATGAGAAATCTCCGTTCTACGCCTTTCATGCGTATATGTGCATTCTCTGATGAAGGTCTTGAGTATTTTCACACGACTGTGAAAAACTGGAAGCGGCAGATCAATGAAAATGTCAGTAAAGACCTTATGAAACTGTACGGAGTTTCGATCATGTACTACACATACGAGGAAGAACCGCCAGAAATCACTTTATATCAGGGTATAGACGTAACATAGAATCTTCTAACTCATCCACTTCATCCCACGCGAGATAACACGCATTAGATGTTTTATCTTCGCCGCATATTTCATGGGCTTCTTGTACCGCTTCTTTAAAGCGTAGACGAAGTCTTGTATTATCTGGTATTTTCGGTGTTGTTGATGTAGGTGTATTTTTGTAAATGTGATTGAGTACGTTTTCACGTGTCTTAGCTAAACGTTGTTTATAATAATCTTGTGGTGTATGACAAATGCATAACATCCTCGTATATTATATAAAGAGAATAATATCTTTAAACAATATACGAACATGTTTTCATGTTTCTCAAAACGGGTATTATCGGGAATTGACGATTCGTTTCCTGTTTTTAGTTTGAATAGGTACGAAGGGTACGCAAAAATTACGAGTGTTTACGACGGAGACACGTTTCGAGCCGCTATCATCAAACATGGACGTGTGCTTAAATTCACTTTTCGCACACTCGGTTATGATTCACCTGAGATGAAACCTGTACTATCCACGTCACGTCGAAATGATCATATATACGTTGCAAAACTTGCGCGGGATGTGTTCAAACAGGAGTGTGGATTTGATGACCGTGCACCTTTTGAACGATGGAACCCATTTTTGTGTAAGAATAAGGTAAATGGGTTGATTTGGATAAAGTGTGACAAGAATGATAAATATGGACGAACTCTAGTTACTGTATATAGGTATAAGGGAGATACAATGTCGGTAAACGAAAAGATGCTCTCATCCGGACTTGTAAATGCTTACGATGGTCGTACAAAACCTAAATTTCATATCAGAATATAAAGAATTGTGTATATACAACTATATAAGATGTCTACCTACAACGTCGAACCCTGTACTTTTATTTACCGCGTATCTTCTCTGGCTAAGGTCGTCGACGGTGATACGATCGACGTAAACATTGATCTTGGATTTGATGTAGGTACAAAGCAGCGCGTTCGTCTCTTGGGTATTGATACACCCGAGTCGCGCACATCGGATAAGGAGGAGAAGAAGTTTGGTCTCCTCTCGAAGAAGAAGTTGAAGGAGTGGTGTTTGAAGGCTGTCGCGTCTGAGAAGGATGATATTGAAATCGAGCTCAGATGCCCAGAGGCGGACTCGAGAGGTAAGTTTGGTCGCGTCCTCGGAGAAGTTTGGGTCTCTGAGGATGGTGTATGGACGAATGTAAACAAGTGGCTGTGCGATGAAGGGTACGCCGTACCTTACAGTGCTCAGAATAAGGCAGAAGTAGAGGGTCTTCACATGATCAACCGTAAGAAGTTGATTGATCGGGGTGAGATCGAAATGTAATTTTTTTCTAATAGTATATAAAATGATAGGCAAACTACTGATACTACTCATCATGAGTATATTTATGGCTGCGGCCGTTCTGTTTTTTACGGAACCAAAAAGCGAATTCCATGCGAAAGCTAAATTTTTCATGTCTGTTAAACTATTCGAAATTCAGAAGATGTTCAACCCCGATGCGAAGATTGATTAGTATATTAAAGAATTACAACATAGTAAATACACTAGACAGTTAAGCTAAGATGCCCGAGTTGGTCTAAGGGGTGCGACTTAAGATCGCCTGTGCTTTGCACGCGTGGGTTCGAACCCCACTCTTAGCAGCCGCTCCTATGGTGTAGTTGGTCAACACTGTGGACTTTGAATCCACCACCCCAAGTTCAAGTCTTGGTGGGAGCTTACCCTTCCTTAGCTCAGTTGGTAGAGCAGTGGACTGTAGTTCCATTTGTCACCTGTTCGAATCAGGTAGGAAGGATCCGCCCCTGTAGCTCAGTTGGTAGAGCGCTAGCTTTGTAAGCTAGTGGTCGCAGGTTCGAATCCTGTCGGGGGCATTATCTTTGTAGTATACGACATACATCGTATACTACGCAGATATGAAATCAGGTACCTTTGTCTTGTACCGAGCAAACGCACTTTTTTCCGCCACGTAATATTTACGATACGCCTCGGTCACGTCAGGTGTCCTATAACTCTCAGGCATGCATTCAGGAATACCTTGAATTGAATAATACGCCGTTTCGCTCACATGTTGATCAAAATGAGAAGGGACGTTGTCGTGTAGCCAATTGAGGTGTTGTTCGCACGTGTGTACTTTACCAAACCGTTTCGTATATTCTTTCGCGAGTTCAATGCCGATCTCACATGCGTACATATAGTTTTGAAGACTTGAAGAAATCCACATTGTCATGGGGTGTTTCTTATGCGCAGCTTTGTACCCACGCTGTGATCCATTCTTAGTGTATGGGGCGTTTTCTCGTACATACTCTTCCTGGTCAGCATAGAACCATGCCGTGTATAGCATTTGGCATATTTCGAGTTGGATCTTGATTACATGTTGATCGCAAGAGAGTTCCGCAATTTCTCTTGGGATCAGGGATAGAAAAAAGATGTTCATCTTAAAATTAACAA